GAATAATAAGCTCCCATGCCGCGCTTGGCCACTTTGCGGAGTTTGTCTTTTGAGATACCAGACGACTTGCTGTATTTGTCAATAGCAGCATTTAAAGAGCTTCCACCTTTAGGAGAGCTTTTTGCTTCTTTTTTCGCTGGCTTTTTTGTAGCTTTTTGTGACATTGGCTGACCTTTTTTTGGCTATGCGTTCCATGTCTGATTTAGTCAGAGTTCCTTCTCGGTACTTTTTTGCAGTGCTTTTAATCTCTGCTTCTTGAGCCTTTGGGTTTTTTGCCCCACGAACATAACGTACGTTCACACCACCTTTGGTCTTTGGCTGAGATTTAAATTTACGACTTGCCACGTTTCTTCACCTTTTTATTGCCTGTGTAACCGGAAGCGTAAATGGCACGAGCTTGGCGTTCAGCCTGCTCTTTGGTTGGGTAAACTTTACCTTTTTTGCCCCACCTGTAACCACCTTCGACTTTCCGGACTGGCATTGGTTAATAGCCTTCGATCTTTGGCCCACCAGCTCCGAGTATTTCGTCCATGACGTTCTGGATGTCGCCAGCTCCGAGCTTGATGACTTTAACTTTCATCTCGCCTTCTTCTGGCATCATTTCTTCTTCCATTTCCTCGTGCTCGTAGTCTTCCTCTTCTTCCATGCCTTCTGGGGCTACCATTTCTTTGTGACAAAGCAACATGAAGTTGACAACTTGCTCATCGGTCAGGTCGAGACCTTCTGAATCAGCTGGGAAACCCATCTGCATCTCGAACATCTCTCTTTGTTCTTCAATACTCGCTACATTAACTTCAGCCATTTTGCTCTCCTATTTCTTCATCTTTTCAAAAACATCATTCATGATCATTTCGAGTGTGTCTTGTGGTAGCGTTGGGAGATATCTTATAACGTCTTCCATTGGCACTCCTGAGTTCGCTGACATTTCTTCCATGATGCTTATCATCTCTGGTTGTTGCATCATCATCTGTAAACTCTCTGGTGTGTATTTGGGTTGTGCTGATTGCATCGCCTGCATTTCTCGGTCTGAAACTTGACCAAGTCCTCCCAAAGCACCTGTGTCTGCATATCCTGGCATCTCTGCTCTCCTTAAATTGTACGAGCAGATTGCTCGGGTTGTGGTTCGGGTTGCTGTGGTTTCACATTACGCATACCACCCAAAAATCCTTCCAGCGCGCCAACGTTACCTCTTCCGAGTCTTTGCTTCAACTCCATCACTTTATTAATAAGGTATTCTTGCATACTCTCTTGCGAGCTCGGGTTAAGGCTTTGGCCAACTTGTTGTTGTGGTCCAGGAGCTCGTTGGTCTGTTTGACCGCTGAAAGCGGCAGGGTTAACAGGCTGCATAGCTCCTTGTTGAATTTGAAATCTTTGCGCGAGCTCATCGATCGATGCCACGTTGTGCCTCCATTTGCATTTTCATCATGTTCTTTTCTCGTTCCAATTGAAGTTCGGCTTGTAGCTTGGCGATCTTCGCTTCAAGGTCAGCTTGTGTTTTGGCTTTTTGAATCTCCAAAGACTGCTGTGCTTTTGCTTGATCGATCTGGATATCAGACTGTGCCCGAGCTTGGTCGGCTTGAATCTGTGCTTGGGTGCGAGCCTGAAGTGCTTGAGCCTCGAGCTGTGCCAGCTGTTGAGCGTACTGCAACTCGCCACCTTGTCCTTGTTGTTGTCCTTGCTGAAGTGAACGTATGGCTTGCATCTGTGGTGCTTGCTGAACGACTTGTGCGGCACGCTGACTGATCAACATGTCCATTCTCGGATCAACATCCTCGAACTCGAACCTTTTATCTCCCAAATCTGGCAGAGCTGGCAACGGAACTCCGATGCTGGCTTCCATTCTGGTTCGGTAAAGCAACGCCACATGTTCCGCAATGTGAGCAATCAGCACTGGTTGCAATGCTTTTGCTCCAGGATTGCCTGCCAACGATGGGTCTTGCATAAATTGCATATGAACCGCAATGTGTGCGTCGTGATCTTGTTCTGGGAATGCTCGGATCGGTTTGCCGTAAAGCACCGACATGTTCTCGTCGATTGGGTCGAGCCTTGGAGCCTCTTCTGGCTTTTTCAAAATCTCGTCAATGTTCGGGATTCGGATCGCCTCATACATTCGCTTGTAGGCTTCGTACATATCGTGAAGCTGTGGAGCGGTTTGTGCCATTTGAAGAATGGCTTGTGCTTGAGCGATGCGTTGTGCGGTGCTGAAGATATTTGGGTCGCTGACTGGGATTACGTCAACACGATCATTAAAATCAGCTGCAAAAATTACTTCGGTCTGGCCAGAAACTGCGAATCTGAACTCCTCTGGTAGATAGAGAGAGTTGAGTTTTGCGAGCATCTTGAACTCTTGACCCTGCGAGTAGTGCAACCGCTTATGAATCGCTGAGAATGATTTCGAACCTTGTTCAATCAGCGCAACCGTAGAGCCAACTGGTGCGTTCGGGTTAACATCCCCAACGTTCAAGTCTGCAGTGCTTGCAAACCTTCGACCAGCGTCAACAATAAAGCCAAGCAATTGGAACAAGGTGCTCGATGGCTCTTTGAACGGTAACGGCATGATAGCCTTGTTCACATCGTCAACAGTCGAGTCTAAATCTATAAACTCTCCTGGATTAACGTCAATCTCGCCACCACTCACTCGACCCTTCAGTTTAAAGCCACCTTGCATGTTTGCAAACGCAGCAGAGTCCAAAAGTGCGCGCAATGCGCCGGTTGCAGCTTTGCCCAATCCACCAATAATGTGATAAAGTCCAAAACCATAGAATCCAACTCCTGGCAAGAACTTATAGCTCACAAACCAATCTCTGCGCTTTTTGTTTTCGTCTCCTTCGTACCAGTTGCGTCGAACTGAAACGATTTTCTGTGAATCGTAATCAATCGTTACCACATAAGGGAACGCCACCATGTTGGTGTTGGTTTCGTTTTCATCTTCTTTGGATATCCCGTCGATGCCATCAAAAGTATCGTAAACGTGCATCTCCAAAAGGTTCATGACCTCGTCTTGCTGGTCATCAGCGTATGGATTTACACCCTCGATATCGTCAGTGGTCGAACCAGAAGGGTCAATTCCGTCACCAGAATACTCAACTGGCAAGTACCAGCCAGCCTGAACGTACTTATTAAAGTCGTTGCGCGGAAGCCTGATCAGCTGGGTGTATCTGGGCGATGTGTAAAGGTCTTTGCTTTCCGGAGCGACAACAAAGTCTTCAGCTTTCACGAACTGTGAGCACTGGCGCTCCAAGTTCGCATCCCACCAAACCTTTTTAAATGTCTGTCCGACAAGCGGTAACTGAAACAACATTTGATCCAGATCTGGGAAGTATTCCGGCATTTGCTCGGTGATCTGGTAATTCATGAATTCTCTGACACGTCGTGCTTGGTCTTCAGTCTCTTCGTCAGGATTTCCTACGATGATTGTTTTGACTGGACCACCAGATGGGTAAAGCTCGGCGATGGCTCGAGCATTGAACTGGGTTGCAGCTTCGGCAATCAGCGGATGAACCACTGTGCTCAATCCTCGGCTGGCTCGCTCTTCCTCAGACTCCATTAAACCACCGTCTGGGTCCAGCGTTTTCAACCCTTCCTTATAACGCATCTCCCATTCAGCTCTGGCTGATTTGTCGGACTCGAAATAATGAATAAGGTCTGAAGCCTTCCGACCAAGTGTCCTTTCATCAATCACCTCTGCCAAGTTTGCATCGAACGCAACCTCTGGCTCTTGGTCCATTAAATCTAGTGTTGGGTCTCCGATTAAAACATCCTCACCGAACGCTTCAACCTGTAAATCATCTGCGGGAGATCCCTCGGCAAACGGGATCACGTTATCTTCTAGCGGATCAGCCATACATTGTTACCCTCTGTTTGGGCAGTTCAGAATCGTCATCGTCGTAGTCTTGCGAGTGAGTCACAAACCATCCTTTTCGTAATCTCAACCAAGCCTGTGTACAAGTGTCAACTATATCGTCATTTTCCGTGGCTGGAAAGGCTGCACAGATGTCAATTAAGTTTTTAGCCCATTTTTTGTCTGATGGAAAGTAAATTCTTCCGTCTTCAAGCAATGCAGAACTTGCATGTGCGCGTGCTTCTTTGTCTCGGTCAGGTAAATATTCAATCACTGGAACTCCTGCAACCCGTAAATCTTGAATCAAACTCTGGCCAGATGCCTTCTTTTCAATAAGCACTGCGTCTGGTTCGTAGGAATTATACGCTTCTTGAGCTATTCTCCTCAACTCCGGATATGTCACGCGGTCATACCACATATCTAAAACAATCGCATTGGTCTGTCCTCGGCTTTTGAAAACTCCCCAAGTGGTTCTGGCAGAATACGAGGTTTTCTCTTTTGTGCTGAAAGCCGTATCCCAAGATTGTATAACGTATTCAATATCTGGCAGATCTGGTTTATCCCAAGGAACCCACCACTCAGCTCTCAGAATTCCACCACCTTTCGGCATTGGTCTTTGCTGTAACTGGCCAGCTGACGCATAACTGCCCAAAGACCGCTCAAGGTTCTGAAGCGTTGGTTCGTCGATGCGGTCTGGCCACAACAGTTCGCCTTCCTCAGTCCTCGGGTCAGCGAAACCGAGCGAAGAAAAAGTCGGTGTC